AAGATTGTTAAATGACCAGAAAAGAAATTAAAAAATATACTCCGATTGAGAATCCAGAACAGCGAGATGCTTTCTTGTTATATTTTAATTTCGGAAGAGATAGGAGTATACAACTCGTTTACGAGGAATTAGCTAGAATAGGTAGAAAACGAAGTCTTGTTAGTGTCAAGAAGTGGAGTTCAAAATTCAATTGGATAGATAGAGTTGCTGCAATGGATTTAGAAGTATCAGAAAAGGCTGAACAATTAGCAATCAAGAATGCGATGATGAAAAAATCTGATATATTAGTTGCATGTAAAAGAACGATGGAACAATATATTAGTTCTTTAAACGAAGGATTTAAACCTTCTCCATCTGATTTTAAAAAGATGTGGGAAGTTGCTAGAGTTGAAATGGGAAAACCAATTGGACAAGAAGCGATCAATGCTCCAACAGTAAATATATTCTTAACAAAGAATGAAAAAGTTACAAAGGTCGTAAATGAATCTAAAGAAGCATTAAGAAAAGTGCTTGAAGAAGAAATAGAAGAGGCTAATGTAGAAAAAGATGATTGACATATTTTTATATACAATATCATTTCTAGGAGGATTCATAATTGGTAGTCATTTAATAGCTTATTATTTTTCTCGAAAACAATTTGTTATTAAGATGGATAAAAATAATAATCCTGTTATTGAATCAGTTAATAAAAGTAAAGGAGGATTAGAATTTATCCAAGAACCAACTCAACAAGAATTAGAAGAAAACGAAAGAGAAAGTTCTTTATCTGGTTTTCTTAAAAGTTTTAGAAAGCCAAAGAAAGAAGAAGATGATGACGATGAATTTTAATTTATGGCATCGAGAATCAGAGTATCAGTTCCATATAGTGGGACCAAGTATCATCGTGAGCATCGATCTAAGAAGGGAAGAAAAAATATCAGACTAAAAGATAAGACATCTTCCTTAAGGAAAAAGAAAATATTAGAATTGTTAAAAATAAAAGATTTAGAATATGAACGAAGTAGAACGATTAAGAAAATATACTAAGGATATTCAAGAACAACTTAGGATTGAGAAAGAATTAAAAAAGAATAAACCTAATGTCAATATGGATCAGGACATACCTGAGAGGTTATTTTCTTTTGATTTTTATTGTGATACTTGCCAAGAAGATTTTAAATCGTCAGCAGTTAAGACTAAAAAGAGATTAGATGGAGATGTTATAGCTACGATGAGAGGAAAGTGTCCTAATTGTGGTAATGAAGCGATAAGATATGCTACACATAGAGACCAAGATTCTTATTATCAAAAATCTCCAAAGATAAGAAGGCAAAGGAATTATTTTAAGCAAGAAATGCTTCAGAAAGATGAATATGGATTTAAAACACTATATGGCGATAAAGATGAAGAATTTTACAAGAGAATGAAAGAAAAAGAAGAAGAAATATTTAATGAAGAATTATCAATTGGTTTAAAGGGTAACTCATTACTAACTCAAGAAAAATTAAGAGTATTACATGAATCCAGACATTAAAGATTTATCCATACCTCATTGGATTATAGAGAACAATATTGTTAATGAAAGGGGTGATCCTATTGAATTTAGAGACCACCTCTTTTTATTTGATATACTAGCAGATACTTCACGATTTCAAGTAATTAAAAAATGTGTACAGGTCGGAGCAACAGTTGCTTTTACCTTAAAATCAGCATTCTTTTGCAAGAAAGGTAAAATGAATGTAATCTATACAATGCCTTCCGATGAAGATGTTAGTGATTTTGTTAAGACTAAGGCCGATATGATATTTAAGGCTAATCCCGAACTTAGGGATGACTTTAAAAGCGATACAATCGGATTAAAACAAATAGGAGATAGATTTATATATTACAATGGTACTAAATCAAAGACAGCATCTTTATCTAAGTCTGCTGATTTACTTATTCATGATGAAATAGATAGGAGTGATTTAAAGATAGTTGAACAATTTAGATCTAGGTTGGCCAATTCAGACTATAAGGGAATATGGTACTTATCTAATCCTAGTATTGTTGGAGTTGGAATAGATGAGTTTTGGCAAAAGTCAGACAAGAAAGAATGGTTTATTACTTGCAAGGGTTGCGGTTTAGAACAATATTTAAAATGGGAAGATAATATTGATGAAATAAATAAGAAGTATGTTTGCAAAGATTGTGGTAAAGAGTTTTCTAATAATGATAGAAGATTGGGACATTGGATAGCTACTGATCCAGGCAAAGAAATGTCGGGATATCATATATCTCAAATGATGTCTCCAAAATGGACAGTAAGTGATTTATTAAGAGAAAAAGAAGATAAGGGAGAGGATTACTTTAGAAACTTTTATTTAGGAGAACCATATAGTGCGGGAGAAGATATTGGATTAAGACAAGCGATTACAGATATTTGGACTGATGAAGAACTAGAAAAGAATGGTCCTTATTATATGGGAATTGATATTGGTAATATTAAGCATTATGTTATTGGTTCTAGAAAAGGAATATTTGAAATAGGAGTTTGTAGAACAAGAGAAGAATTAGAGAAGATAATTGATAAATGGAATCCGACTTGGGTAATGGATTCTGGACCAGAAAGAACGTGGGCTGAAGAATTTAAGAAAAAATATCCTAAAGGTTTTCTTAATTTTTATCATGCCGATAAAGATAAAGCTGAAATAATAAGATGGGGTGGAGAAGGTAGAGGAGTGGAAGATAGAAAGAATTGGGGATATGTTTGGACTGATAGAACTAGAATAATTGATAAGGTTATTTACGAAATGCTTCGTGGTAATTTTATGATTGGAATATCTAGAGAACATTTAGAGAAGTATATTAAGCATTGGGAATCGATGAGAAAGATTATTGAAGAATCTACTGATAAAACTAAAAAAAGATATACTTGGATTACTACTAATGGAATTGATCACTGGTGTCATGCGACAGTTTATTATTATTTAGCTATGCAAAGAGGAAACGGTAAATTTGAATTTGAATCTGAGAAAAATAAAGATACTCCAGTAATTGAAAGAACGGATAATGGATTTAAAATGAATGATTTAAAAGATATAATCGAATCAATACAACAGCAAAATGATGATATCTAATGAAGAAAAACTAAAAAGAGAGATTAAGGTATTGATTGATAGTAAGTTTTTTGATTTAGAAAGTGGTCAAATTATTATCGATAAGCATAATGGAGTAATTCAGAAGATAAAATGGAATGAAACTCTTTATGTTAGAAGCAATAAACTTGACAAAAATAAATGAAGGATTATAATTAAGAAAAAGAATCCCTAACCAATGGCGATGTAATATCATTTTACTTGAGGCGGGTGAAGTTAGAAAAGCTTATTAACTTTTTTATCTTCACTCGCTTTTTTATTATGCCAATAGAAATTGAAAAATTAGAAGACAAAGATTTATGTGTCTTAATTGATAACAGATGGAAAGATTCTGAATCTTTGTGGGCAACGATTAGTAAAACTTATAAAAAAAATAAGCAAATTTGGGAAAGCGATGATTCAACTGTTTCAACTATTCCAAAGAGAAAATCAAAAGTTAGAGATAATAGATCGTTCCTTGCGATGGAAACTGTTATTGCTAATTTAACAGGTAGACCATCAAGACCTAATGTTATTCCAGCTAATGATAATATTGAAGCAGGACAAGTTGTATCTGACTTACAAGATGTTTTCCTAGAATCATATAAAAGACAAAGGGTTAAAAGAAAAATAAGAAGGGGATTAAGATGGTTATTATTATCAAGATTGGTCGTATTCAAGATTATTTGGGATAACGATATAGATAATTTTAATATTGCAGTATGTGATCCTAGAAAAGTTAGGTTCTTTAAAAAATCAACTGATTCAACCGAAACAGATTTTGCCATAGAGGAAATAGATACTAATATTTCTGATATGTTGATTAGATTTCCAGAAGCAAAAGAAAAAATTATTAAACAATTTGGAAGAAAAGAAGAGCAATTATTGATTGAAAATCCAGAGGTTACATATAAAGAATCATGGATAAATGGCGGAGAATGGGTTATTTATAAATATAAAGAATCTATTTTAAAAAAAGAAAGGAATCCATATTGGGATTGGGAAGGAATTCCGATGACTAATAATGAATTAAGGAAGCTAGAATTAACCAAAACTCCATCAGATAAGAGAAAATTACTTGGAATGGCCAAGAAATTAAAGGATAAGAGGATGGTTACCTTAAGTAAAACACCAAATAAGTATCAAAGTTATTTATCTAATCACTTTGATAGACCAAGACATCCATATATTTTTGCTTCAATGTTAGAAATAGAAGAAGAAACAATAGGAAAGACTTCTTTAATGGAACAAGTGAGTTCATTACAAAAGAATGTTAATCAAAGGAAAAGACAAATTGCTGATAATGCTTCATCTGCTAA